CAACGCTTGCGCTGCTTAGGGCTGGCTTTGCTGAGCTGCATGATGGGACGCAAGCGACGCGTTTGTTGAGCGAAGCGAAAGACCCCCTGCCGGTACCCCCGCAGCTCCGCCCCTCCGGGGCGATAGACACAAGTGCCCCCCACCCCTCCCCCACAGCGATAGCCCCCATATCCACATAGGATATACATAAACCCTTAATGGGACAGGACATATAATGTGCCACCCCGCATCCCACCACCCAAGCCAGGCGCACTCTGGAGATCCATACTGGAGTGGGGCGTAGTAATCTACTTTCTGGGCATCCCCTTATTTTACCTCATTATTGTTTTCACCCCCCTGGATGTAGACCTGGCGCATCATCCTAATATCAGGCAATTCATCACACAATTTCACATCACCCTGACAGCTATAGTTACGGCGATGGCAGGTTTAAATAGCTGGGACAAAAGGAAATAGACAACATGTTAACCTCACTCCTCACCCTCCTTATCGTAGCCCTTGTACTGGCAGTCATCTACTACGTTGCCGGGATGTTTATCTCGGGCAGGATCTTGGCCCTTGTTGGGGTAATCCTGTTCGTCGTCTTCCTGATATACACTCTCAAGACTTTTAACATCGTTTCCCTTTAGGGAGCAGCATCTGTCTCTGACGTGAAGCTACTTATCACAGTCTTGGTTCTGGTGCTCGCGGCGTTCGCATTCGAGTCACTGGTCCGGGACTACAAGAATCTCTTGCCCTGACTGGCTATGACGGGGCTGAAAGCCTCGGTGGTCCCTTAAATGTCCTCTTTCGGAGGCAGCTACTCTTGTCGATTCCTTGGTAGTGTGGACATGTCGGTCAGGGCACTCCGCTTGACATCCAATAAACCCAACACTATAATTCGTTTATGATCATCACAGTAACACAGGAAGATATTGACTGCGGCGAGCCGCGCAGTTCCAACAGATGCGCAATCGCCCGTGCAGTTAGCAGAGAAACAGGGCAGGACTGCCTGGTATCCCCATGCGGGATTCGGGTGGGAGATTACTGGTCAAACATGCTCCCGATTACAGAGGAAGCACGCTACTTTATCACCCACTTTGATGTGGGTCGCCCTGGCATCAAACCCTTCAGCTTTGAACTTGATTATACCCCAGTCATCTCGCCAACGCTCGAAGACATGGACCTCCCCTCCTTCAAGCCCCAGAAAAAGCATGAATCCACTTACAGCCACGTCGGTAGCTTTTGATGAGATAGCTCAGATGGTGGAGAACGGATGGGAGATTCTAGTCTTCTCCGAGTCTCGCCAGAAGGCGGTAATGTCAAAGCGTGAGGCAGTTAAGTACAATGCCCAGACAGGAGTCCCTTACAACCTGAATCCCAAGCTGGGCGACAAAGACCCCGAGCTACCCGGAGATCAGGGGGTTACCGAGCCGGATGCGGATTCAGACCTCCCATCTGGACCGGCAGTTCTTTCAGAGTCTTTTAGTCATACTGAGGAGTTTGATTTCGAGGTTCCACCCAAGCCCTCCGACGAGGAGGCATTCATAAAGAAATGAATAGCCATGCCACTTAGAGCAGGAAAATCAAACAAGGTAATCTCCAAGAACATCGAGGAGATGATGAAAGCAGGACACCCCCAGAAGCAGGCGATTGCCGCAGCCATGAACAAGGCAGGAAAGTCACGCAAGCGGAAGAGGTAATATGATCATACGAATTCTCCTGATTTTGTTGTCCACCATCTTTGCTGCCCGCGCAGCAACCCGAACCGCTGCCTCTGCTTCCCAGCCTGATGTGCAGGCCGCTGTCAATGCAGCCTTGGATGGCGACACCGTTCTCATCCCGAATGGGTCCGCCATATGGACTACCGGGATCACCACGACCAAGCAGATCATCATCCGTGCCCAGAATTACGTGAAGACTTCAAGGCCCACCACGAGCACGGTGCGGAATGTTGTCATCACCTACAAGGGAACTTCCGGGTTCGCTTTCGACATGACCAGCGGGAACGTCGCGCATGTCGGTATCGGCGGGATCAAATTCCTCCCCCCGGTGGCAGGCTTTCAGGGGAATGTCGCCACAGGAATATGGGGATACGTTCACTTCGTGGGGAGCGGTTCCAAACCACCTCTCCTTTTCGATTGCCATATTGTCGGCAATGAGAGACAAAGTGTCACAGCATCGCAGGCAGCATTCGTCTCAATCGATTCCCTCGGCGCAGTCGTCTGGAATACCCTCTTCGACGGCAGTCAAGTTCCCCCCGGTAATGCCGGCGGTGGCGGGGATGGAATGTCCGGTGCTGGCATCCACATCTCATCCAACCGTCCTTGGGCGAGTGCATCAACCATGGGAACTCTCGACACCGGAGGTGTCAACAACGTCTACTTCGAGGACTGCCATCTCTTCATCTGGGGTCAGGCAGACGTTGACAATAATGGCCGTCTCGTCGTCAGGAAAAGCACCATGAACGGGACGAGCTGGCAAACCCACGGTTTCACCTCCTCGACCGGCGGCAGGCACTGCGAACTTTATGACAACGACTTCATCAACACTATTAACAATCGCAATTTCAATCGCTACTTCTGGTTGCGTGCTGGAACAGCCCTATTTGCGGACAGCAACGTATCCAACCAGAACACTGGTTACGGAACCCCGAGATTACTGGACATCGGGGACAATACTTCCCCTTCAGGATCGTATCCTATCGACAGAGCCCCTGGACGAGGATATTGGGTATCGCACGTTAGTGACCCCATTTATCTATGGAACAATGTGGGCGGGGCCGCAAACTCTTGGGGAGTACAATCGGCTTGGACATCGCAGGTACAACTCAACCGGGATATATTCGTCAATAGTGGGGCGAAACCTGGCGTACCGGGATCTGGGGGTACGGTATGGGCGAAGTTTCAATACCCACACCCATTACGGGCAGTCGTGGAGGGAGGGGGACCGCTACCAACCCCAACGCCTACTCCAACACCCACGCCATCCCCAACACCCACACCGGTACCAACTCCAACACCCACACCAGTACCGACACCCACACCAACTCCAGTACCAACACCGACACCGGTACCTACACCAGTACCCACACCTACGCCTGTACAATTGAAGATCTCCGATATTCAGGGATTGCAGCAGGCATTGGATGCACTCCAGCAGGCCATCAATGGCAAGAGTGACAAGGGGCACAGCCATGTGATCCCGGCTACCCAGACAGTACCAACCCAGACCCAGTGACCAAGATTATCTTCATCTGCCCATCCTGCGATGAGTTGATCTACCATGAGATGGACGTGGATCTCGATCCACCCAAGTTTCGGTCAGATGAAGTGCCTGTGACCCTTGCTTACATGGTGCACCTGAATGAGGTCAGATGCGACCGGTGCTCACAGGTTTTTGTCGCGGAATGCGTTCGCGTTCCCCAGACAACCCAAGTTCTGTTGACGATCCCCCAGAGGGTCAAGCCGCAGGATGATTACTCCAACGAAGATGATGATGAATAGAGCCCTATTGATACTCCTGCTGGCTGCATTTCCGCTATTTGCGGATACCTACAGCCCGGAGAGCCTCCAGAATATCTCCGTCACCGTCCGGGTTCCAGGTGGCACCGGCAGTGGCGTGCTCATCACCCGTGGCGGCACGAACTACGTCCTGACCGCAGGGCATGTCATTGAGGACGTGCGCAAGGTCCAGAACTTCACGGACAACGCCACAGGCGAGCGCAAGCGCCTGACTCGCTTCGATCCCGTCAAGGTAGTCCGTGAAGTCATCAAGGATGGACGCAGTGTCGGCAAGACGGAGATCGAGGCGGCAGTGATTGCTTTCAGTTCTTCTGATTACGGCGATGATCTGGCCCTGCTCAAGTTGCGTGACAAGATCACCGACGACAGCACCACCTTCTATGCCGGATCTGCCATCCCCGGTTCCGGCACCGCTGTCAGCCACGTAGGATCATTCCTCGGGCAGGATGGCAGCAACTCTTTCTCCGAGGGGAAGATCTCCCAGATCGGGCGCACCATCAATGACCACGTCTTCGACCAGACGAGCGCCCCGGCATTCCCCGGCTCGAGTGGGGGAGGAATGTTCCTCGCCAACAACGGGGAGTACATCGGGTGCCTGACAAGGGGAGCGGGTGAGACATTCAACCTGATCGTCCCGATCCGCAGGATCAAGGAATGGGCGAAGAAACATCAGGTGGAGTTTCTCTTCGACCCTGCCTCCAAGCCAGACGAATCCAAGATCCTCCTCGAAGGACTCGAGCCCGACTCCAGCGTCAGTTCCTACATGAATCGTGACTGGAAGGAATGGAAGACCAGATTCCTTTACGCCACCCCAATTCAGCCAGAAAAACCTAAAGCGCCCAGCCAAGAAGAAACCCCTGCGGTTAGCAGCAAATCACCTGAGCCTTCATTCTGGGCACTCCTTTGCAAATGGATTGTCGCTAACGGAAAGTGATCAAGACGTTGCTCATCATTCTGGCCTCACTCTTCTCTGGGTGCGCCGGTCAGGTCATCTCCGTCCCGGTGGCAACTCAGGGGCGAGATAGGGCGGGTAATCTCACTCGCAGTGTCAAGTCCGTCCCCATCTTCAAGAACACCGGCAACCTCGCGAATGCAAAGTTCAATTACTCCGGCCCTTATGGCCGGATTTCATTTTCAGCCGATGCTGTTGATAACGCCATTGCCACCCTGGCAATTCACGAAGGCATCTCCAGCGATATCCGCGCAGCCGGAAGCTTGGTCGGAACAGCTCTCGCCGGGGCTGCAGGGATAATTACAGCTCAAGGCTTGACGACGACAGCCGTGACTCAGAGCAACAATTCGCGGATCGTCAGCACCAATGCGGCCAATAACGCCGCCAAGGTTTCCATAGCGAAGATACCCCCAGTAGTCCCATGAATGACTTCCTCGAACAGTGGCAGTCATGCCCGCAATGCAACGGCGACTGCGGAGCGTTCGAGCTTTCCGAAGAAAAGACTGAGTCTTCCTACATTTCATGGCAGACCTGTGATCTCTGCAATGGCGAAGGCGTAATCCGCCTGCCCTACGGAAGAGGTACGGATGACGTATGAACTTCCTCCTCTGGTCCCTGATTTGCTGCCAGATCACCCTCGGCTCGCGGGTGAAGGTCAGGGGAGCCCAAAACATTCCAGAAGGACCGTGCATCTTCGCCATCAATCACCCGACGAGCTTTGATCCCTGCTACGTATACAAATTCGTAAAACACGCCCACATTCTCATGACAAGGTTCGTATTCAACCTGCCTGTCATTGGGAAATTAATGAATGGGCTAGGCTTTATCCCCGTGCCTATCGAAGGGAGCGGAGAGAGAAGCAGGGCTTATCTAATGGCACTCAATTACCTCCTCAAGGGCGAGAGTATCCTGATAGCGCCGGAGGGGAAAATGAGTCACGACGTTAAGGATCGCCGCGCCCGCTCGGGTTGCATGAGATTGGCAGTCGCCACTCGCCACCCTGTTGTCCCCATCGGGATCAGGCACGTTGGCAAGGTCTACCATTTCCATGTCGGAAACCAGCCGACGCGCTATATGCCTGTGGGACGGACCTACATCAATATCGGGAAACCCATTTATCTCAACGAAGCTCATGGTGATTACACCAGTTACGTCATGAACACGATTGAGTCTCTCTCATCCAACTAATGCCCACGGAGGTTTCAGACGCCGCGCTATTGTCAACCCCGGTTGGGTTCGCCAAGGGCATCCTTGGGGTTAACCTCTACCCGTGGCAGGAGCGGATCATCGCCCAGACGCAGGATGTCTACGGGCGAACCAAGATCACCGTCGCTGCCCCCAATGGCAGCGGCAAATCAGAGCGTGTCATCCCCTGCGCTGCGCTCAGGTGGATCAGCATCACACCCAAGGGAAGGGTTGTCATCACCAGCAAGGATGGCAAGCAGATCAATAATCAGGTCATGCCAGGTCTGCAAAAGCACAGGGGGAAGTTCCTTGACTTTACATGGAAGCACCGGGACATCGAGTCCCCTGCCGGAGGCAAGATCACAGCTTTTACGACCGACGAAGCAGGACGGATGGAGGGGTGGCATTGCGATCTCCCAGACTCTCCGCTCATGATCATCGTCGATGAGGCCAAGAGTGTCCCAGAAGACATCTTTCAGGCTATAGACCGCTGCACTTTTAACGTACTCCTTCTGATTAGCTCTACCGGATTGGACCAGGGACGGTTCTGGGAGAGTCATTTCGCAAGCGAAGGGTGGTTGAGGCATAAAATCACAATAGACGACTGCCCCCATGCCGATAAAGAGCGAATTGCCGACATCATTCAAGAATACGGTTCCGATCACCCCTTCCCCCGGTCTACCTTCTACAGTGAGTTCATGTCAACTGATGATGGATTTGGCTTCTTCGTCACTTCCTCAGATATTCATCAATCAATGCTATCCCCACCATATCGCAGACAAGGTGACACTGTTGCGTTCTGCGACTTTGCTGGAGGTGGGGATGAGAATGTTCTCGCTATTAGAAGGGGAAACGAAGTTAGAATCGTCAGAGCCTGGAAAGAATACGACGAAGCCCGAGCCATCGGAACCTTCATCCGACTCTTCCGAGAGAACGAACTCAGACAAGACCAGATCTGGGGAGACAATGGCGGTGCTGGCAAGCCCATGATTGCCATGATGGACGCCCTCGGCTGGACGATAAACCGCTTCAATGGAGGGGCACAGGTCAAGAATAATCATGATTACACCGACGAAAACGCACGGGTCTGGGAAACAGGGGGCAGGGAGATCAAGAAGGGCGATGTCATCCTTCCCGACGACCCCATTCTTCACCGTCAGCTCATCACCCGCAAGCGACTATATACGATGGATGGTCGCATACAGGCGGAACCAAAGGAAAACATGCGGGGGAGGCACGTCAAAAGCCCCGACAGAGCCGACGCAGTGATGGGATGCATCGCCCTCAAGCCGATGGTGGCCTTCCAAACGAAACAATCCATGTTTCAAAGCTATGACATGGACGAGAATGACGAGCCCAACGACTACGTACATCAGCTTAGTGAGTTGGCGGGGGTTTAATGTGTGGAGAGTCGCTAATAGCCTCGGAGCAACCAGCCTTGAGGGACTTCTCGGGGAGATAAACAGGGTTGCGCCGAAGCGGAACAAGGAAAATGACGGCTCCATCGGTGATTTGGCACACCAGCATAGCGTTTCCGACCACAATCCCTGTTCCTGCCACCGTGTCGTCTGCGCCCGAGACTTCACCCACGACCCCGAAGGTGGTTTCGACTCTTATGAGTTCGCGGCTTGGCTCGCCTTGAGGCTGAAACTGGGCCTGGAGCCGAGGGTAAAGTACATAATTTCCAATGGACGCATCTGCAGCGGCCTGAATCAACCCTACAGGCCCGGAATATGGCGACCCTACAAAGGCAGCAACCCACATGACGAGCACGTTCACGTTTCCGTGCAGCACCCCAGTAGATTTTTCGACAATTCGGACCCATGGGGCTGGGAAAAACACAATGACCTACCCGAAACCCTTCCTGACACCGAGCGAACTGCTTGGGCTTCTATTTTTGCTGGGGATACTCCTGTGGATAGTCGCGAGCATGGCGATAGCTGACCTCTTTTGGTCCATCATGGGCCTCTTTAAACGCAATAATGGATTCTGAACTCTATAATCTGGTGCTGGAGGACATTGGGGATCGCCAAGGATGGGCTGATAAGCAGGAAAGCTGGTATCGGATGCGCGGACCGGGCATCCGCCGCTCCAAACTCCCATGGCCAGGTGCTTCCAACCTCAATTACCCCCTTGCAGACGGGATTATCGACAAACAGAAGCCATTCTACCTCCAGCAACTCTACGCCACCGAGAAATTCGCTGACTTTATCGGGAAACCGGGGGCAGAGGATCAGCTCGTTCAGGCAGCAGCCCACTGGTTCGACTACAAGCTAAGGATCAAGAGCAATATCGAGGAGGAGGTGGCTTTCCTCAATGACGACCTCCTCGTCTATGGGCGCGGGATCATGAAATGCACATGGGACGTGAACAACAAGCGCCTGCGCCATGAGTCCGTCGAGCCCATCTACATAGTTGTCCCATCCGACACCCTGACCCTAGGAACGGCTGACCGAGTAACCCACGTAAGGTGTCTGACTCCTTACCAGTACAAGTACGGCCCAGACAGCAAGAATTTCAAGAAAGACGCTGACTTCATCAAGGGAATCACGGGGCGACCATTCGACAGCAAGACAGATGGGACTGCCCAGACTGCCCGAATTGCCCGTGGGATTACCCACACGGAGGAACGCCAGATCATCATCTGGGAGATTTACGAGAAGATAGAGGGCGACAAGTGGATGGTTCACACCATCTCTCCGATGAGGTATCAGGAGGACGTACGACCCCCCTTCGAGCTTCCCTATAAGCTCTACGGCAAGCACCCCTTCGTCGAGTTCACCTTCGAGGACAGGCGCGGATACTATGAATCCCGTGGCATCTGCGAGCTGCTTCAGGACATGCAGATGTCCATGAACAAGATGTGGAACGAGAAGCACGATTGCATGACGCTCTACAATCGCCCCGTCTTCGCCGCAGACCACGACATCCCCAATACCGCCAACATCAAGCTGCAGCCCGGAAGCATCCTCCCATTCCGAGTCAGCGCGATGAACATGGGCTCCCCTCCGATTTCATTCGATCAGGAGATGTCCAACACCCGCTTCGTGGCGGAACAGCGTGTGGCCGTACCCGATTTTGGAACCAACAACCCCGCGAGGAAGAGCGACAACAAGACAGCAACTGAAGTCGATGCCATCATGGGGCAGCAGCAGATGTCTGTTGACATGCGCGCACGATCCTACCGCCGGAACCTTACTCACCTCTACTGCGTAGACTGGTACCTTCTCAAGCAGTATGACAAGGACATGCTCTACATCAAGGATGACAAGCAGTACGAGATAGACAAGGACAGCCTCGAGTTGATCGAGTCGATTGAACCTGCAGGGAGCGCAGAAAGCTGGAACACTCCCAAGCGTATGCAGAGGGCGGTCCAGCGGAAGATGCTCTTCGCACAGTCACAGAATATCAATCAGGGCGAGCTGGACAAGTCCATCCTCGAACTGGATGAGCCGGGACTGGTCAAGCGCCTCTTCATAGACCCGCAGGAGGAGCAGAATAACCAGGCGAGGAGACAGATGATGGAGATCCCAGCCTTGGATAGCGGTCTACCTGTCGTTCCTGTTGGGGACGATGATGACGCAGTTCACCTCAATGTTCTTTTGAAGCGCACGCAGGAGAAAGTAATGCAAGGAGCACAGGCTCCCCCGCAGACACAGCAGGCGTACTCGCAGCATATCGGGATTCACTTGCAGCGTTTGCAGGCCAAGGATAACAACATGGCCAAGCAAATTGCCAAGCAGTTCGAGCAACTCGGCAAGGCGATGCAGCAGGGACAAGTCCCTCAAGGACCACCGCCAGGACCACCACAATGAAAGACAATGAGCAGTTCATCAAGGATGTCGCTCAAGGCTTAATTGAGCGTTTCGATGCAGTCCAGATCATGGTAACATGGGAGGAGGAGGGTGATACCCAGTATCACTACATTGGTTTCGGGAATCTCTTCGCACGGATAGGAATGGCCCGAGACTTTGTCGATTCGAGCGAGCAGGAAGAGTTCTCCGGCAAACTCGCCCAAGCGATTGGTGACCGGGACGACGACGATGATCAGATTTTTTAGACTTCTCCAGATCGCATGGGAGATGAGCAAATGCGGAGGGGCATGGCATCAGAACTGTGTCTGGAACACAGAAGATGCGGTAAGACTTCGCACCTTCCTTGCTTCTGATGCCGGGAAGAAGTTAAGCGCAGTCCTGCGCAACGCATCCTTACATAAGAACGCAGCCTCAATCATGTCGGGCGAAATAGCCCGAGTCAACAAGGCTGCCGGCTTCATGGAAGCCGTTGAGACTTTATCGGCACTCGCTGAGCCGGAATACAGCGAAATTACCGAGGAAGAAGAGCACGGTGTCTCCTCCTTTCTCGAACATTTAGCACCGTAATGACCCTAAGAAATTATGGTAGAGCAACCTGAAATCACTGATGCTGACATATCCAAGATCGCTGAACAGTTAGATCTGGAGCGGTATGGGATGGATGCACCCAGTGAAGTCGATAAACCGGAAGCGACGACCGGACAGGATGAAGTCAAGCCAGCGAAGGAAACTTCAAAGGATAACGAAGATCAGGCAAAAGAGCCGGGCAAAGAGCCCGACGAAGAATCAGAAGAGGAAGAGACTCAAGCGGAGATAGACTACCGCGCCGAATACGAGAAGATCAAGAAGGAGCAGGAACGCAAGGACCGCTCCTGGCAGAAGCTCAACGAGGAAAAGGAAGCACTCGCCAAACTCAAGGCAACGACCAGGGCAAACGAAACCAGAGTTTCGGATGATCAGTTCAGCGCCGAGGAATACGAGAGCTACGCCCAGAGGCTATTTGATGAGGGCGACGGGGAGGGTGCCAAGAAGGCAATGACCCGAGCGAGGGAGATTCGCCAGAAGGCGTTCGTTGAGCAGTTCAATCAAACCGTTAATGAGGCCATCGAGGAAGACCCGGAACTGGCCGACAGGGAGTCGGACATAGCCAAGGCTGTCCAGTCGCTTCTGACTGACCCCAGCTTCGGTGGAGTCCCAAGGGGATTCAAGAACGCGGTGCGCCTCGCTAAGGCAGAGAAAATGGTGGGTTCCATCCCCGGCTTAAAGGCTGAGATCGACAAGCTAAACAAAGAAATTCAGAGGCAGAACGGCCTGCTCGAAGTGGGTGGAGGCAACAAAGCCCATAAGAGAACAACCGAGAAGAAATTCGAGGAGATGAACCTTGAGGAGGCGGGTGAGTACCTGCGCCGAAAGAGTCGCGAGGCCGATGAAGCCGACTTTGGCTAAATATGGCAATCAATACAACTACATCGCTGAGCAACCAGTTTCAGCGATTCTATTCCAAGAAGCTGCTTTTGCACGCAGAAAATACCCTCGTGCTGAATCAGTTTGGAAAGAAAGCAGCCCTCCCGAAGGGGTTGGGCTCTAAAACAATCAGGTTTTTCCGACGCGTTACGGCCGCATCCGCTAACGTGCAAACGCTTTCGGAAGGCACCCCGCTGGCGACCTACACCGATCTGACCTACACGGCAGTCGATGTGGATCTCGTGCAGCTGGGCGAGTTGGCTCGCTTTACGGACATCCTCGGATGGACCGCATTGACGGACGTTATGGACGATGGCATTGAGTTGCTCGGTGAAGACTGTGCGCTCAAGGCTGACGACGTGACTCTGGCAGTCCTGGCGCACGCCTCCACTGGCGCTACCAAGCGTTACTCTGGTGGCGCTGCGAACTATGCTGCCTTGGCAGCGTTGACGCAGTCTACCGGTAAATTCGTCGCCACGGACGGGCTGGATGCTGTCACCAATCTGGTGATCAATCTGGCTCCCCGGATCGACGGAGGATTCGTTGGTATCGTTGGGCCACAGGTCGCTCGCGACTTGCGCATA